GCCGACGATCAGGCCCCACCCGGCCCCGAACCTGTAGACGACTCCGGCGACGAGCGAGCCAAAACCGAGGATCTCAGCGAGGCTCCCGATCATCACTCGTCACCTCCGACGATGATGGCGAACGCCTCATCGGTGCCGCCGGTGCGGGTAGCCGCGCCGATCGCCATCACCAGCGCGACGATGCCGTCGATCTTGTCGCCGGAGTGGCGGCGGTCGGGCTTGACGTTGCCGTTCTCGTCGACCTTCACCGCGACGTTGTCGAACATCCAGCGCGCCACGGGGTTCCCCCCGTGTGCGAGCTTGTGGGCGAGCACCAGGCGCTCCAGCTCCTTGGTCGGCGCCGACATGTGCTGCATCGACTGCCGGTGCTCCACCATCTCGAGGCCGTCGTCTGCGAGCTCCTGGGCGATCTGGTGCGCCTGCCACGGGTCGAAGGAGATCTCCCGGACCTCGAAGCTCGAGGCGTCCTCCTCGATCTGCGCCCGGATCGCCGAGTAGTCGATGACGGAGCCCGGCGTCGTGCGCAGCCACCCCTCTCGCACCCAGACCGATGCCTGCCCGGCCGTTCGCTGGTCGAGATCGGCGATGCGCTCGGACGGGATCCACATCCGCCAGATGGCCCGGTAGAGCCCGTCGTCGAAGGGGAAGGCCCAGCAGAGCGCCGCCACGTCCGTGGTTGAGGCGAGGTCGAGGCCCCCGTAGCAGGCACGTCCGCGCAGCTCGGCCTCATCGACCATCCCGGCGGAGCGATCCCACGCCAGGAGCGGCACCCACTTCGAGACCTGCTTGGTGCGGATCCCCAGATGGAGCCGGAGGAAGCTGTTCAGCCACGCCGGGGTCGCTTGGGCGCGCGCGGCCTCTTTGCGTAGGTAGTCGCGCTTGACGGTGACGTCGATGCCGGGGTTCGCCTTCTCCCACGTTCGCTCGGAGAAGGGGTCGTCGCCCTTGCGCGCGGCGTAGATGACGGCGTAGAAGCTGGGGTCATCGACGACTCCCGTGGCGACCTGCTCGGCGTAGTTCCGCTTCTCGTTGTAGATCGTGTCGGGCTCGCCGGCGTCGGCGGTGGTGATGAAGACCACCAGCGGCTGGTCGCGCGATCCGGTTCCAGACTCGAGCGTGTCGATCAGGTCGCGGGTCTTGTGGACGTGGACCTCGTCGACCACGACGCCGTGGACGTTCAGTCCGTGCTTCTGGAGCGCGTCCGCCGACAGCACCTCGAACTTGGAGTTCGTGGCCCGGAACGCGATCGCGTCGCGGTAGGGGACCAGGCGCCGGCGCAGCGCCGGCGCGCCGCGGACCATCGCCGCCGCAGGGTCGAAGACCGCGCGTGCCTGCACCTTGTCGATCGCCGCCGCGTAGACCTCCGCCCCGGGCTCGCGATCCGCGCAGGTCAAGTACAGCCCGATCCCGGAGGAGATCGTCGACTTGCCGTTCTTGCGTGGGAACTCCCACCAGGCGGTGCGGATGATCCGGGTCCCGTCGGGGTGCTTCCAGCCGAAGACCGGCCGGATCAGGTACCAGACCTGCCATGGGTCGAGCTCGAGCGCGCGCCCGGCCCAGCGTCCCTTGACGTGGCGCAGGTGAGAGAAGAACCGCAGCACTCGGGCGACCGCTTCCTCGTCGAACCAGGCGCCGGGGACCCGCCAGGGCTCGCCCGTCCAGATCAGCGGACGGGGGACGCCGCGAGGCGGGCGCGGTGGTGCTTTACGCGTCGAAGATGTCCTCGTCTCCCTCATCGCCCACCTCCGGCGCCCCGAGGCGCGCTCGGGAGGAAGGTGTCAGGCCGAACTCAGCTGCGAGCGCCCGCAGGAGCTGCGCCTGATCTCGAGCGATCTGGAGCGACGGGTTCTTGACCTGCTGCTTGCGATGGCCCTTGACCAGCGCACCGCGGCGGTCGACGTCGCGCTGCGCGTCGACGTAGGTGGCCCAGCCCTCGCAGTAGACGGCGAGGCTGGCCCGGTCGAGCAGCGCGAGCAGGCCGAGGCGATCGAGCTCGGGGGCCACGCGTCGCCACTCGGCCTTGGCCTCGGCGCGCAGCCAGCTCGGCGGCGCCGGCGCCCGGGGCTTCGGCTTGACGCTCCCCCGAGCCCGCCGGCGTCCGGGCGAGCGGCCACTGACCAGGCGGAGCTTGGGTTTCGGCTTCGGGCCCGGCCTCACGGAGCGAACTGCTCCGCCATGGCCCAGGCCAGGATCACCGTCGCCGTGAGCACGGCGAGCGTCACCAGGATCCACGGGAGCGCGTCTCGCACCTGTCGCATGAGAGCCTCCGGCGGTGAATAAATCGGGTGAACTCGCGAATTCACGCGCCGTGACTGCGCGGTGCGGGGATTAACGCTCGGCAGCGATTCGACCCCCCTACCCCCGCCGGCCGCAGTTACAGCGACGGCAGACGACCCGGAGGTTGCCCGGCTCGTTTCCTCCGCCGGCGGCGAGGGGTACGACATGATCGACGGTCGGCGGGTTCTCCGACGTCATCAGCTGCCCGCACAGGGGGCAAGGTCGGCCGAGCCAGGCCCTTGAGGCACGCTGCGCTGCCCGGTAGGCCGGATCCTCTCGGAGCCGGCGGTGGCCCGGGCGGTGCCCGGGGCAATAGTCGCCGCGCGGTGTCTTCGCACCGCACCGCAGGCAGAACCTCGGCGCCCGGTTCGGCACGTCAGGCCAGCCATGGGAGCGCGTCTCGAGGCTGCGCCGGCTTACTGAGCGTCAGCTCCTCGATGCGGAGCAGGGCTTTGAAGCCCCCGAGCGGAAGGAATCCGTGGATCGCAATGAACCGGCGGATGATCCATTCGGCGAACGCTGGCGACGAGACCGGCCAGGTTGCGCTCTCGCGACCGTCCTCGAGGACCGGGACGGTCGCGTAGCCGACCCCTTCAACGTTGAAGAGCTCGACCTCGCGCAGCGCGATCTTGATGACCTGGTTGACGTGATACGAGGTTGCCCGGTGGTTCATCGCAGAAGGGAAAGCGTCTCTCGCTCGCGGCGCTCCTCGAACTTGGCGACGTCGTCGCCGAGGTGGGCGCGGACTGCCTTGACGTCCAGCGCCTTGTACGTGGTGAGCGCGTAGCCGATGTTGCCGCGGCGACTCTTGCCGGTGCGGCGGAAGTGCTCCTTGAGGATCTTGGCTGCGGATTTGAGCTTGGGCTCGGCCTGCTCGATCAGCCGCTTGTTCTCTTCCCAGATCGTTGCTGCCTCGACGAGGGTCATCGTGGCCTCCGATCGAGGGCCCGCCGCAGGCGGTCAAGCCCATAAGCGGTGTAGACGCGCGTCGTCGCCGGCGAGCTGTGGCCCATCAGGTCCTGGATCTCGCCCAGGTCTGCGCCGCCGGCGGCGAGCTCGCATCCGAACGTATGGCGCAGCTGGTGCGGGGTGAACCCCGCCGCGCGGAACCGCCTCTGGATCGTGCGGGGGCTCACGTCGACGCGACCGCCCAGCTCGTCGAGCGTCGCGCGGGCGAGCTCAGTGAGCGGGATGACGCGATCCTTACCGCCTTTCCCCCGGATGACCAGGACCGCCGGCGCCGGCGGGGGCGAGTACAAAGTACAAAGTTCGGAGATGCGCAGTCCTGTCTCGCGAAGCAGGATCGCCGCGAGCCGCGACCGATGGTCTAGGCGGCCGAACGTGGCCTCGATGCCGTCGAGGGGACGGGGCAGGCGCCGAGGGAGCCGCGGCCGGTCCAGGCCGGCCGTCGGATCGTCGGATCGTGCGCCGCGGCGGACGAGGAACCCGTAGAACGAGCGCAACGCTGCGAGCCGGCCGGCCAGCGTCGACGGGGTGCCGCCAGCCGCCACGAGATAGCCGCGCAGCTCCTCCTGCTCGAGGGCCTCAAGGGCACGGTCGACCCGGCCCCTCAGCTTCTCGAGCTGACGGTGGTATTTAAATACCGTCGGCGGCGCGAGGCGCCTCTCGTCGCGCACCCACGAGAGCCAGGCTTCCAGCACACGCGATTACTGCGCTGTCGGTTGGGCTGGCTGCTCGGCGGATGGGAAGAGCGGGAGCCGCGCACCGCTGGTGAAGTCCGCGTAGTCGAGGCGGTGGCCCGCGCGGAGGACCATCTCGACCATCTCGACCGCCAGGACGTCGGCGTCGCTCGGGTCATGGTTGTTGTGATGCTGCCCGGTGCCGTGGATCACGATCGTCCAGTTGCCCATCGGGGCCTCCTTGGGTTTTCCTGAGGGTCGCGAGCGCGGCGCTCTTGATCTGAGAAACCCGCGATTCGGTGACGCCGAAGTCGCGAGCGATGTCCTGGAGCGTGCGCTGGCCGAAGAAGTACTGGGTGAGCACGTAGCGAGACTTTTCGTCCAGCATTGCCAGCGCCGGCGCGAGA